ATCCCGTTTTATAATTGGATGGATCGGGATCACCTAGTCCCATCCTATTCATAAAATCATCAACAGTTCCCTCTTCAATATCATGAGCGGCTTGACGACGTGCTTTATTCAACCAATCCCTAGCAAGGGTGTGTGCCTTGGCAAGTTTTTCTGCCCAAATCATATCCTCTAATGGAACATCTTCTTTGTTGGCAATGCAACGACAGATAGACTCCAGACGAAGGCGGTATGCGGTAGAAAGCATGTTAGTTCGTTTTGAGTTTGTCTTTTAGATCTAAAACCTTATTGACTTCATCAATAGCAACAGACATCCTTGTACCAAGGATATCCATGATATCACTGTAGATTATTTCATTATCCACGTAGTCATCGAAGTAAGTGTCTATCGCTTCTTTGAGATATCTTTTTCGATGCCACTCAGGACTGTAAGGTTTGTAAGTCATAATTAAGGTATCATGTGGATATTTAGTTATTGATCAACGCTCAATGTAACTAAGGTTATGGTTCTCCGATTTTAACTGATAAATGATAATATCGCAACCTATCTTAGGTTCAGCGTTACCACATGTAAATATATCCACTGCTGCTTCTCCCTTTTCAGGCCAAGAATGAATACTGATATGACTCTCAGAGAGAAGACAAACAGCAGTTACGCCATACGGTTCAAACTTTTTTGAAATAGTCTGAATAACAGTTGCGCCACTTGCTTCGGCAGCGATCTCCAACAATTCTCTTAGATATGTTTCATTGTTAAGATAGTCAAAATCACATCCATAAAGATTAAGGAGATAATGCTTTCCCATTATTCTATTGCTTCTGAATCGATACCATATTCGTTAACCAAGCGATCAACTTCTGTCTCGATTCCAGAAAGTTTAGATAATTCAGCGATATTTGATTTTTGAAACTTCTTTAGTTTTTTATATTTCTTGATGAGTTTTCCAACTTCATCAGTGTCAATTTCAAACCTAACGTTTCCATCTTTATCAGAGTCGTTAGTAAATCCTTTGAACCCACTCATTATTTTTTCTTCTTTTCTTTTGGAGGAGGATTGCCCCAAAGTTTTGGATTAGCCCTTCCCTCAGATTGCACCATGGTTACAAAATTTTCTCTATACTTATCATAATAAGCATCAAAGATTTTTGATTGTTTTGCTGCAACAACTAAATCGTAGTGCTCTACATCATCTACCTTATATGTAACAAGGTAGCAACTATTAGGAAGATCCGTCTTGTTGTCCACATTAGGATCACAATCCTCTTTAATAATTTTCAACTGCGTCCACCCCATTGAATGTCAGGATATGCCTGTTTGACTACATCATAAGTGATTTTGTATTTCTCTGCAAGTTTTTTGTCCTTTACCAAACAAAGAACCTCAGCTTCCCGTGGATGCAAACCACGAAGAAGATTGATGAACATCATCTCTCTGCGAATATTACTGAGAGAATCATTACCACCTTTCACAAAGTTATAAAGGTTTTTATATTCTCTACGAAGTGAAGTCTTACCCCTACCGTCTAAATCTTGTCCTGTTGCAGACTCTCCACCCTTTGCTTCCCGTGCCAGATTTTCAGATAAGGTTCCAGAATAGACAGATTGATCATTACCATCTGCATATGGAACCTCACCCTCAGGAACTAAACTGATAACAGTCTCATCAAAGTTCCAAATAAAGATGCTTTTTAATGCATCAGTTTCATATTGCTGAAGAACCTCAACTTTCTTTGCTTTAGATCGTTGCTTGCTTGCAAGTTCAAGAATTTCAAAAAGAAAAGGGTTGGGCGGTAACTCAACCTTCGTCTTCGTCTTCGTCGTAGTCGCCATAATCGTTTTCAAATCGTACTGCTACTATTTCATCGGGAAGAATATTCCCATTTTCATCAAACATTTCGGGATGTATATACACTGGTTGTGTAGCGTAGACGTGTTCTTTTGCTAACCATCCTACCATACCTCCAACAAAAAAGAACATTATTGATACCAATGTTCCAATCGTTAATGTTACTGCTAACATTTTTCCATCCTCCGAGAGTCTATCTTTTCCGAATATCCAAATAAAAATTGAAGTGGAAAACAAAATCTCTCCTGAAGAGAGAAACCATGTTTCCAAACCTTACCTGGAAAGTTTTGGGCGGTTCTGCTCTCCTCCTATTTCTGAGTAATAACTCTACCCCACGATTAAGTTGGGTATCTGATTTATTTAGAGCGTTTTGTTCTCCGTCCTGGCCTTCTATCATAACTATACCTTTCAGCGTCTTCAATGATACCTTCTAAAAATTGTTTGATTTTTCTTGCTTGTGGTTTGGGAATATGTCCATAGGCTTCACGGAGTTGCTTATGTTCATTATCTTGTCCACCTTTTAAATATTCATCCAATTCAAGGATAAGATCTTTGATTTCTTTAGAAGTACTGCTAGCGATAAATTCATCAGCATCCTTTCTCTTTGCATCAATGACTCTAAGATAATCATAGAATTTCAACTGAAATTTTTGTTGCTCAAAAGCAACATCAATTGATTGTTCGACGACTTCGTAGACTTCTTGATCCATTAAACCAGATTGTTTTCTCTTAAGTACTTGACTGTTTCTTGACATCCACCAATTATATCATCATTAAGTACAACACGGGGAAAGGTAGATCCTTTTCCAAACTGTTCGTAAAACTCTACTCTGTTAAAGTCCCTACCCAACTTATACTCTACAAATTGCTGTTCTGCAAGTCCGAGAGCAGCGATTACTTTCGTACAATAGGGACAACCAATCTTTGTGTAAACTAGAAAACTTCTCATTTTTTAACGGACTCCCAATCTTTATCAAAAATTTCTAAACCTTTGTCTGTGAGAATGTGATCATACATTTGATCAAATACCTTTGGGGGCATTGTGCAAATCTCAGCACCATTATACCATGAGCGGATAGCTCTTTGAACATTACGAATAGATGCAGAAAGAACCTGAGTCTTCATTCCATGAATACGATACAACTCAGAAATAGAGCGCACAACTTCAAGTCCTGCTACTGACTGATCGTCAAGGCGTCCAACAAAAGGAGAGACATAAGTAGCACCCGCTTTGGCAGATAGAACCGCCTGTGAGGCGCAGAAGATCAAAGTGACGTTCACCTTAATACCCTGCTCCGAAAGACGCTTGCAGACGATTAGGCCTTCTCTGGTGCAAGGAACTTTGATGGTAGCGACATCACCAAACTTCTCAGCGAGTCGAATTCCCTCATCATACATTTCAAGATCAGAACCAACGACTTCCATGCTGATGTCTTTGACACCCATGTCCTTGATTTCTTGATAAACATCCTCTGGATTTTTACCACTCTTCATAATAAGAGTTGGATTAGTAGTTACACCGTCTACTAACCCCGTAGAAAAATACTTTGCGATCACTTCTGTGTCCGCAGTATCAAGAAAAATTTTCATTTAGACAGATACTCCTTCTCTGATTTATACAAGAATGATTTTTCCTTGTCAAAAAACATTGTAATACCAACATGAAGTTCTGGCAATAACCATTCATGAACAGGTAAGCAATATTGCCAATTGGCAGGTTGAATACAATTCATAACAACCACTGTCCAAAATGCTGAAACATGATTAACAATTGTAAGCATAAAAAAAGAGGGGTTGTCCCCTCTAGTGTATCATATAAAAATAAAAATTCAATAATTTTTACTCGTCTTCATATAATTTTTCCAGTCTTTCTCTAGATAGATCTACATACAAAATCTCATCTCCTTCTTTTGGTGCTTCTGGATGTTTGGGTTTAGGAGGTTCATCCATCATCATATTGATGGATTGGATGTTACTCCACATCATCGCAAAAGCACCACCAGCAATTATAGCAAAGCAAACAAAGTAGAAGAAGATTTCAAAGTTGTTCACAGTGCATTACCTCTTGGCAATACTTCTTCTGGGAATACAAACTGTTCATGAGGTTGATCTACTGGTGCTAACCATGCACGGAGTCCTTCATTAAGAAGAATGTTCTTAGTGTAGAACGTTTCAAACTCTGGATCTTCTGATGCCCTTATTTCTTGTGAAACAAAGTCATAAGCGCGAAGGTTGAGAGCAAGGCCAATAATACCGATGGAACTTGTCCAAAGGCCCATAACAGGAACAAACAGCATAAAGAAATGCAACCACCTCTTATTACTAAACGCAATACCGAAGATCTGACTCCAGAAGCGGTTTGCTGTAACCATTGAATAAGTTTCTTCTTCTTGAGTGCTATCAAATGCTTTGAAAGTATTTGCCTGTTCACCATCTTCATACAGAGTGTTTTCAACTGTTACACCGTGAATAGCACTCAGAAGTGCTCCTCCTAGTATACCAGCAACTCCCATCATGTGGAAGGGATTGAGCGTCCAGTTATGAAAGCCCTGGAGGAAGAGAAGGAAGCGGAAAATCGCCGCGACACCGAAACTCGGCGCAAAGAACCAACTAGACTGTCCGAGTGGATAGATGAGGAAAACAGAGACAAAAACAGCAATAGGCCCAGAGAACGCAATAGCATTGTACGGACGGATTCCAATTAAACGAGCAAGTTCAAATTGTCGAAGCATGAAACCAATGAGAGCAAAGGCTCCGTGGAGCGCCACAAAATTCCAGAGTCCCCCAAGTTGGCACCAGCGGACGAAATCTCCCTGAGCCTCAGGGCCCCAAAGTAAAAGAAGAGAATGGCCCATAGCATCAGCAGGCGTTGACACAGCCGCTGTAAGAAAATTAGCACCCTCAAGGTAACTACTTGCGAGTCCGTGAGTGTACCA